GAAACATTTATTGTTGATTGGGGCATAGAAAACCAAAGATTTTTATTATCTCATACAGACATAGATACCTCTAGTTTAGAAGTTATTGTTACTGAAGATAACGTTAATACAATTTTTACAAAAGCAGAAACTTTATATGGTTTGACTAACAATTCTAACGTATTTTTTATCCAAGCTGCTCAGAATAATCAATACGAAATTGTTTTTGGAGATGCTCTACTTGGTAGAAGACCAAAAAATGGTGCAACAGTTTATGCAGATTATAGAGTATGTTTAGGGCCAGAGGCTGATGGTATTACACAATTTGATTTGGCTCCAGATTTAGGGCCAATAAATGGCGGAACAGCTATAACTGGAACTATCACATCTGCTGGTTCCTCATTGGGAGCAAACGCTGAAGACATCGAAACAGTAAGATTTAGAGCACCAAGATATTTTGCTACCCAACAAAGAGCTGTTTCTTCAGATGATTATTCTTCTCTAATTCTAGCAAATTTTGGAGGAGATATTGACGACGTTATTGTTTATGGTGGTCAAGAATTAGAACCAAAATTATACGGTAGAGTTGTTGTATCTCTAAAACCATCAGGAGCAACAATTGCTCCAAATTATTTAAAAACAGAAATTATTAATTATATGCAAGATTTTATTGCTTTACCTAATAGAGTAGTAATTTCTGATCCTGATTATTTTTATATTAGCGTTAATACATCTATTCAGTACGATAAATCTAAAACAAATAAACTACCAACAGATATTAAAACTATTGTATCTTCTGCGATGGTAAATTTTTCTAAAGACCATATAGAAAAATTTGGAAACGATTTTAGGTATAGCAAATTCGTCGCTCATATTGATAATTCTGATACCAGTATTACCAGTAATGACACAGATATTAGATTAATCAAAAGAATATCGCCGTTGTTGAATTTTCCAACTTCTTTTGTTATAAATTTTAATAATATACCAGAAAGAGAAGGTCATTATGACGGTACTGTTTTTATTGACGAAAGAGTTTTAGTTAGCTCTCAGTTTACATATTCAACATTAGAAGGCATACAATATCCTTTGTCATATATGGAAGATGATAGTAATGGGAATATTGTTATATATGCTTTAATCGATAATGTATTAACAGTAGTTAATTCTTCTATTGGAACTATAGATTATAATACAGGTAGAGTTACAATTAAAGAACTTTTAACTTCGAGTTATGATAATTACATTTCTCTTTATTTAACACCACAAAACAAAGATATTATCGCCAAACAAAATATGATTTTAATTCTTGAAGCAAGCGATATATCTGCTAACGTAATTCAAACGATAAGATAATATGGAATTTTCAATAGAAAAATATATATCTCAATTTGTTGAAAGCCAATTTCCTGATTTCTATAAAGAACAGGGACCAACTTTCATTGCATTCGTAAAAGCTTATTATGAATGGATGGAGTCTAATTCTTCATTAGTAAATTCTTCTAACACTGTAATTACTAACGATTTGAATGTTGCTCTTAAACCTCCTATCCATCAATCAAGAAATCTTTTAGAATACAGAGATATTGATACTACCTTAACAGAATTTTTAGAATTTTTTCAAAAAAAATATCTTTATGGTATTCCCTTCAATATTATTATCAACAAAAGATATTTACTTAAACATATTTTAGATGTTTATAGATCAAAAGGTAGTTTACAGTGTTATAAATTACTTTTTAGATTAATTTACGATGAAGATATGGATGTTTATCTTCCAGGACAAGATATGCTCCGTGTTTCTGATGGTAAATGGAAACAACCAAAATATTTGGAAGTAACTGAAAATGACAATTTAAATGATTTTGTTGGAATGAGAATTGAAGGTGTATCTTCCGGAACCACAGCTACTGTTGAAAATTATATTAAAGAAATTTTCAATAAGAACATAATAAACACTTTATATATTTCAAATATACTACCAAAAGGTGGTGAATTTTATATAAACGAAAAAGTTGTTTCAGAAGGGGAAACAGCAAATAATACAGCTGTTTCTACAGGACCAACAATTATTGGATCTCTTGATACAATCAGTATAATTAATGGTGGGCAGGATTTTAATGTCGGCGATATTATCAAAATAGCCCAAAAAGATCCTGTAACAGATGAATATATTTCTTATGGCGTTGATGGTATATTAAAAGTATCAGAAGTAAGAAAATCTTATGGTCAATTATATTTTGATATTGTTTCTGGAGGTTTTGGTTATCTTGCTAATGCAGAAACATATCTATACGCAAACACATCAGATAACCCAACGAGCAAAGCTAGTTTTGATATTTTTGCTATTGCTGATGCGCAACGTATTGAGTATAATACAGATTTAATTTGTGATTTTGCTAACCTAACATTGGATAGTACATCATTTGGATTCCCTGCAAATACATCTGCTAATCTTACTACAAATGTAGGAATCTGTTTTTCTCGAGCCAATAATATATTTGGCTCTATTGTTTCATTAACAAATATTAATACAGGCAATGGATATAATTATCCTGCCAATACATTTGTTAGATCTGTTCAATTATCTTCAAATGTTTTACAAGGTAACATAACCTATAATTCATCATACCTACATGTAGCTTCAATTAGAAACACAAATACTTCAGCAACTGGCTACAGCAACACAGATATTATTACAGTAAATAATTCTAGAGCGAATGTTGACATTACAGAAAACAGGGAATCAGATCCTTCTCAAGTCAGTTTATTGACTTTGGTTTCTAATAATTATACTGTTAACGTATTTGCAAACTCTGCTGGTTATAGTAATACAACAAACACATTAAAAATTTCTAACGCCAACACCATTTTTTCTGCTAACGATTTAGTGTTTTACCAAATACAAAATAGTGGTGATACAGCTATTGGCGGATTAACTTCAGGAACTTATTATTATGTAAATTTCACAAACAGTTCTTGTATTTCTTTATCAACAACTCATGTTGGTACTAATGCTACAATTAGTATGACAACAAATAGTACTGGCGGTAATCTTTCTTTAACAATTACAAATCCAGGGTCTATATTTTTTAATAAAACTTCTAATGTTATTGTTTCTAATTCTTCTGGCGGATCTTCTAATGGTTCTGGTGCTGCTTTTTCAATAGAATACAGACCTTATATATTAGGCAATAATACTATATTCACTAGCATATATTCTAATAATGATGTTATCTGGTTAAAAGCTAATACTTCTTTAACTTCGACTGTGGAAACTCAGATTATTAGATATGTATCTAATTCAACATTAATTTCATTATACGGGCCACCATCTCATAACTCTACTTCATCAGCTCAATATAAAGCAGCGCCAGTTATTCTTCCATCTAACTTCGCTCTTTACGATTCAGTTATGGCCAGACCAGATGGAACAATTAATGGTAAAAATGAAATAATTACAGCTGTTCCTTCATTTGGTAATGGCGTCATACAAACTGTTGTTGGAGTAAATTCTGGTAAAGCGTATTTGGAAGGCGAAGAAGTTGTTGCTTATCTTTATGGAGCTTTAAATACTCCTACATTAAAAAATCCAGGAACAGGTTATTCTAATGGAGATATTTTAGTATTCATTGGTGGTGGTGGAACAGTTGTTTCTGCCGAAGGATTTATCACCACTCACTCTAATAGCGCCATCTCTTACGCAACTCTGACATACGCTGGATCTGGATATATTACTGTTCCAACAGTTCTTGTTAGATCAAGTAATGGATACGGTGCTGAATTATTTACTTCTATAACTGAATTTAACACTGTCAGCCGTGTTTCTGGTAGAGTAGTTAAAACTGGAGTTGGTAGAGGATCTGGGTATTGGGAAACCACAGATGGATTCCTGAATTCAGACAAATATATACAAGATAGCTATTATTATCAAGATTATTCTTATGAAATCAAAGCTGCTTTAACGCTAGATAAATATAAAGATATTCTAAAAGATACATTCCATACGGCTGGATCCGAACTATTTGGTAAATTTTTATTGAATACCAAGGTAAATTATGAATTTAATATTTTAGAAGAAACGCTTTCTACACAAACCGCTTACACATGTGATAGCGTTAATATTTCTTGTGATAATAGTGATATTGAACTGAGTATGTTATAATAGGAATAAATAATTTAAATGTTTAACTAACAAGGAAATAGATAAGTGGCTCGACAAAATATTGGCGTTGGAACCGTAGCAAACGATGGAACAGGTGATCCGCTAAGAACGGGTATTATTAAGGTAAATGACAATTTCACCGAATTATACACTAATGCTCCTATTTCAAACACTGTTACTGTCGGTAATTCGACTATTAATACATTTATTAATGCTACAGCTGTTTATATTGGAAACAGTTCTGTTAATACGCAAATTAATACTATTTCTATTTCAACTAGAAATCTTACTCTTACTGGGGATCTTACAGTAACAGGTAATGTTTCTTTTCAAGGCGAAACTTTGTTTAGTAATACAATCAATATTACTACAACTGATAAGATGTTTATTTTAGCGAACGGCACCGCTAATGCTGCAGCTGCTAATAGTTCTGGTATTGCTATTAACACATTCGCCAATTTAGTATATATAGCAGACGCTTCTGGTTGGCAATCGAATGTTAATATTGTTCCTGCTGCTAATAATTTAACGATTGGTAATACTACTAGTGTTTGGGCTGTTTATGCAAATACTATTAATGCTGTATCTGCCTCTTTAACAGGAACTTTAGCTGCTGGTAACACAACAATTACTGGTTTCGCTAACATAAGTTCTACTCTGAATGCTGGTAACACAACAATTACTGGTTTTGTTAATGCAACTTCAAATATTAATGCATTATCTCATTCTGTTGGTTCTTCTTTTGTAGCAAACCAAAGCGGTTTATTTCATGTAGGAATGGTTGAGGCCGCTGATTTACATGTAAATTCGTATTTTATTGCCAATACTACTCGTGTTACTATTGCTTCTGGAGTAGCATTAAGCGTAAATGGTTCAATAGGAACTGGCGGTCAGGTTCTTACTTCCAACGGTTCTTCCGTTTACTGGGATACTATTGCTGTTGGTAATACTTCCGGCGCTGTTAATGTTGACGCTCAATATAGCTGGACAAATCTTCATGTATTTTCTGCTAACGTTCATTTAAATGGAAATACTAATCTCACCAATGCTGTTAGTATTTCTGGTAATGTTACATTTAGTAATGCTGTTAGTATTTCTGGTAATGTTACATTTAGTAATGCTGTTAGTATTTCTGGTAATGTTACATTTAGTAATGCTGTTAGTGTTTCTGGTAATGTTACATTTAGTAATACTATTACAGCAAATGGTTCTGTCGGAACATCTGGTCAAGTTTTAACCACAAATGGAACTGGTGTATATTGGGCCAATGCCTCTGGTGGAACTAGTATAGCTCTTAATGCTAATAATACAGATACTTCCACTTATTATTTACCAATGTCTAATACTGATACAGGAACATGGGCTAATGGTGTTGTTTCTAATACAATTTATTATATTCCGTCTACCGGAACACTCAGCGCTACTGTATTCAATTCTCTTTCCGATAAAGAGAAAAAAGAAAATATTAAAACGATTACAGATGCAATAGAAATTATTAGTCAGATAAACGGTGTAAGATTTGATTGGAAAAAAAATCATCAACCTTCTGCTGGTTTAATTGCTCAAGATGTTGAAAAAGTTATGCCAGAACTTGTTTATACAGACCCAGCTACAGGCGATAAATCCCTTAATTATTCCGGAGTTATAGCTGTATTAGTAGAAGCTGTAAAATATCTAATTAACAAAGGTTAAAAATGGGAAAGCTACTACCTACTTTTAGAAAAGCTATTATTGATGAGATTATGGATAATATCTCTTCCAACACATCACAATATTACGTTTTTGCTTCAAACCCTGTAGCTTATACTGGAAACACTCCTGTATTAACTGGAGATGATTACTCTAATTATTTTGTTAATGATTGGAATTTGTTATTTGGTAAAAGATTAGCATTAGTTGATATTATTCCCGCAGTTCATAATCATCAATGGACTTCCAATACAGTTTATAATAGATACGACAATCGTAATGAAGAATTATATTCTTCAAATACAGGATTTTATGTAATCACAGAACCAAATATTGTTGGTGGTAGTTACAATGTCTTTAAATGTATCGATAACGCCAATGGTTCGCCTTCAACAATAAAACCAGAAACAATCCAAACTTCGACATTTGAAACCTCAGATGGTTACAAATGGAGATATGTAACTTCAGTAACGAATAGTAAC